ATGGGGAGTTCGTTGTTAACGCTCGTTCAACTCAGTTATTCAAACCATTGTTAACTGCAATCAATGACGCAGGAGCACTACCTCAATTCGCAGTAGGTGGAATGGTTAACAAACAGAATCAACCACAACAAGATAATAGTGCAAGGATTGCTGAGGTTATACAACAGACATTCCAAAATCAACCAATTAGAACATTCGTAACAGCGACAGATATATCAAATCAACAACAATTTGATAGAGTAATTAAATCTCGTTCGTTGATATAAAAATTGGAACATTTTATTAAAACAAATATTTATAAGTAATGAATCCTACTCGTATTATTGAACTTTTTATTGATGATGAGTTTGAGGAAAGTGGTATTGAAGCAATCTCACTTGTATCAAGACCTGCTCACGATGAGCAGTGGATTGCTTTTGGTCACGATGAAGAAGTTGAAAAGTTAGAACCCAAATACAATATTGTCGCAGATGACTTCTGTTCACACAACCCAAAATTAGACCAATTAGGAGAGCCTTATTCTCAATTGATAGAAGAAGGTTGGGAAGTAATTAAAGTCGAAAAAATCACACCTATGATGGTTCAGAAGATGAACCAAGAGAGGTTCTCAGAACCAAACGAGCCATCATTCTTAGATAATGACCAATTTAGAGTTAGATTCAAGTATGTAGGTCCAAGAGATGAGAAGAACAGACAGTTCTGTTCTGATATGTTATCCAAGAATAGAGTTTATAGACAAGAAGATATTGATGAGTTAACTGATTCAGTTGCTAATGAAGAATTTGGTTTCTATAACATCTTTTTGTGGAGAGGTTCATTTAACTGCCGTCACACTTGGGTTAGATTATTATACGCACCGACTGGTAAAATTAGAAACTCAGGTTCATCAACAAGAGGTGTTGAAGATACAAGTGCTCAGTCATCAAATCTTCAACCCGATACAAGAACAGAAACAACAATCAACTCACCAAATCCATCTAAACAATGGAAACCTGGTATGCCAAGAACAGGTCCAAATCTTTTTAAGAAAGATGAAATGGGACTTGAAGATGCTTGTTGGGAAGGATATGAACCAATCGGGACTAAGATTCTTGATGGTAGAGAAGTTCCAAACTGTGTTCCAATTAAGATGACTGAGGATGATTTTGCAGATACAATATCTGACTACCCTGAGGGTGTTAAGAACGCAGCAAAAAGTGCTGTTGAATATGCAGACAAAAACGGATGGGGTTCTTGTGGTACAGGTGTAGGAAAACAGAGAGCATCTCAACTTGCAAAAGGTGAGAACATCTCAGTGGATACATTAAAAAGAATGTATTCATACCTATCAAGACACAAGACAGATTTAACCAAATCAAAATCATATGATGATGGTTGTGGTAAATTGATGTATGATGCGTGGGGTGGTGAAGCAGGACTCAAATGGTCAGAAAGAAAACTGAAACAATTGGAGAAGGAAAAAATGACCTTCGCAGTTGCGGATGAAGACAAACAAATCCTTGTGGGTGCAGCGATGGTGCCAAACAAAATGATTCACAGATACGATGACTTGGGGAATATGTACTATGTATATTTTTCCAAAGCGTCAATCCGTAAAATGGCAGACCGTTTCCTCAAACAGAAACGCACTGACGAAACCTCCATAGAACACAACGGCATTAAGTTAGGTTCAGACAAAGTTTACATTACAGAATCTTGGGTTTCAGAAGACCCTATCAAAGACAAATCAAATATGTATGGTTTTGAACTACCATCAGGAACATGGTTTGTTCAGATGCGAGTTGAGGACAAGAAGATATGGAAATTAGTAAAAGATAATATGTTAACTGGATTTTCCGTAGAAGGATTATTCGGTAACAAATCTGTTTTCTCAAAAGAAGACAAACAAATAAACCAAATAAAGCAAATACTTAAATCAATAACAGATGAATAGTAAACAAGCATTAGACAGGATTATGAAAATCCTAAATCTAACTACACAAAAATTTTATGAAGCGAAAACCGACCAGGGAATTGCAGTTAAAATTGATGGTGAGTTGGAGTTGGGTGCTCCAATCTATGTCGCAACGGATGAGGGTATGATACCCGCTCCCGCTGGAACGCACAAACTCGATGATGGTTCTGAAATCGAAGTTGATGAAGAAGGAAAAGTATCCAAAATTAAAATGGGTGCAATGCCTGACGCAAAACTCGAAGACAAGAAAGAAGAAGAATCAATCAAGGATGAGAATATGTCTGAGAAGTTCGCTGATGTTAAGATGAAAGACGGAAAGGTAGTTAGAGTTGAAGGTGAAGAACCAATGGTTGGTTTGATGGTGAAACTCGTTAACTATGATGGAACTCTTACAGCAATAACAGATGGAGTTTACGAAGCTGAGAATGGAAAGAAAATCAACATTGTTGGTGGTTCTATTCAAGGTGTAGACGAAGCAGATGAATCAGCAGCGGAAAAAGAAGTTGAGGATATGGAAGATGATATGATGTCTGCTGAAGAAGTGGCAGAATTATTCTCTCAAGCACTCAAAAAAATCGAGTCAAAAATTGACCAAATCTCTGCTAAACAAAAAGAACTTGAAGGTAATTTCCAAAAGTTTTCAAGTGAACCAGCAGGTCAAAAAGTGTTCACACAAAAAACAATAAACGAAAACTTCTCGAAAACAGAAGATAAATTAGAGTCATTCAAGAGATTGAAAGCAGCTCTAAACAGAAACTAAACAAAAAATAAAATAGATAATAAAATGAAAAACAAATTATCCAAAATGAAATTTAACTACGATTTGTCGGGCTTGGCAAATTATGTAGACCAACTTTCATCTGATATCATTTCTGAGGCAGTCCTTACACCACAGACCATGAAGTATGTAAATACAATTCCTGGCATAAAGGGGACGCAAAATGTTAACTTACTTTCAGAAACATTAGTAGTACAAACAGGAACAACTTGTGGTTGGGAAAATTCTGGAACAACAACATTTACTGTTGCTCCATTAACAGTTCAAAGTTTGAAAGTTAACACTTCACTTTGTTTACAAACCTTAAATGAAGTATGGTTAGGTCAATATTTGAATGCAGGGTCATACAATGAAAATGCGCCGTTTGAACAGGCGATAATTGATTTGCAGACCCGTCAGATAAAGCGTTATAACGAAGATTTGCTTTGGAATGCAACAAGTGGTTCTTCAACTTTCTCAGGATTCATTGAGTTGGTAAATAACACTGCTGGTGTTGTTAAATTAACTGGTCAAACAGCATTATGTTCTGTAACAGGAGCAACAATTCAAAACAAAGCAGAAAGAGTTCTTGAACAAGTAGATAACATAATCGAAGCGTTAGATAGAAATATCTATTCTCGTGAAGACATTATAATTTTCATGTCCGAGCAGCAATTCAAATGCTATTTGAAGTCGATTCGTCAGGTGAATAACTTCCATTTCACTGAACCAACATTAGGTCAAGTGTATGAAACATTCCATCCTCAAACACAGTATAAAGTTGTAGGCGTGCCGGGCTTAAATGGTTCGAACTTAATCGCAGCAGCACCGCAGCAATATTGGTTAGTTGGCGTTGACCTTATGAGCGACGAAGATACATATCGTAGTTGGTTTTCACTTGATTTTCAAGAAGTCCGCGTGATGGCCGCATGGAAACTGGGCACACAAATTGCGTTTCCGCAGTTTTTTGTAACTAACGGTCTTTAATATTCATAATGATTGGGGTTCGTCCCCAATCATTATTTCAATAAACTAAAAAAATTAAATCAATATAAAATGAGTTGCAATGTAAGTAGTGGAATTGCGTTAGGTTGCCGTGATGTAGTCGGCGGCGTACAAACCATATGGATTACAGACCAAGACAATCTCGCATCCATCACAAAAAACACAGGCGATACAATTACTCAAATCAGTGGAACTGGAAGTTATTACGAATTTCAATTAATTCGTACTTCAAGTCAATATACTGAGACGGTAAATGCGTCACTTGAAAATGGAACTGTGTTCTACACACAAGAATTGGTAACATTTTTCTCTAAGTTAGAACAATCGAAAAGAAATATTTTGAAAACACTTGCTCAATCTCCAAAACTATCAATCGTAATGGAAGATAATACAGGTAAGTACTTTCTGCTTGGCGAAGTATATGGTTCATTCGTGAGTGCTGGTTCATCAGTTACGGGCAAGGCACTGGGCGACGCTCAGGGGTATAATATTACCTTCCAAGCGTTGGAACAGAACCCGATGTGTGAACTGAGTGGTCCTTTATCATCAGTTGTTGCAGGTATCACGGTGGTATCCGCTTAATAAATTTTCTATACAATCACAGGGGGGATTAATACCCCCTTGTGATTATTTTTTATCGAGATGATTCTTCTAAAAACAAACCAATTAAATAAGATTGTTGTAACCGTTTCTCAGAACGCAGAACTTGCGAATCCTGAGTGGTTATTCTCGTTTACACATATCTTCTCAAAAAGAAGAGTAACAATGATTTTATCTAACATCTCAACACATAGAGTTAGATATGACGAGTTTGAATTTATTGAAGGACAAAATCCTGGTGAGATTGCATTTCCTTACACAGGGCAATACAACTATGGAATTTGGGAGCAGCCCGCTGGTAGTGGGAATCTTGACCCAGTGTATGCATACAACCTCGTGGAGTCAGGTATTGCGTTGTTGATTGCACAATCTGCAAACACTACGAATGATTACTTTATGGAATTCATTTCCAATGATGAAGATGATTCCAATATTATATTCGCTCCTGATGAATTAAATCCACCATCACCAACTCCAAGTGTAACTGCGTCTCAAACTGTTACACCAACAATAACTCCATCGAATACACCGACACAACAATTTACTCCGACACCAACTCAAACACCAACGAGAACAGGAACACCTACGCCTACTACAACAACTACATTAACTTCAACGCCAACAAATACTCAAACACCTACACCTACTACTACAACCACATTGACTGCTACCCCTACACAAACTCCTACTAATACTGAAACTCCAACTAACACACCAACAAATACTACAACTCAGACCCAAACTCCAACACCATCAATTACAGCAAGTCAAACTCAGACACCAACACCGTCTATTACGGCAAGTCAAACACAAACTCCAACTAATACTGAAACCCCTACTCCAACTCCTACAATTACAGCAAGTCAAACACAAACTCCAACACCGTCTATTACAGCAAGTCAAACTCAGACACCAACTAATACTCAAACTCCAACACAGACACAAACTCCTACAATTACAGCAAGTCAAACTCAGACACCAACACCAAGTATAACCGCATCACAAACACAAACACCAACTAATACTCAAACTCCAACACAGACACAAACTCCTACAAGAACGGCGTCTGTTACACCAACTCCAACAGCAACTCCACCAGCAGGTCTTACACAAGCGAATGATTATTTGACCGCTATTGTTAACGCAGGTGCTACAGGTATTACATCAACAGTTTCTGCCGCTACACAAACATTATTTACAAGTTTATGGTCTAACAGTTTGAACACGAAAATGATTGCGATGTATCCATTCTTGGGTGGTAATAGTAGTGGATGTAAATTCAATGCAATTGACCCACAAGACACAAATGGTGCATACAGATTGGTCTTCAATGGTGGTGTTACATTCAATGCTTCAGGTGTTACCTTCAACGGTAATAACGGATACGCCAACACATATCTATCAGGAAATACAATTACTCCAAACGATAACCACTTGTCTGTCTATATGAGAGATAACACAGCAGTCAACTCGAAGACATATTTGGGTTATGCTGACGGTTCAACAAACTTCTTGATATCAAATGGTGGTGATAACAATCACTATTATTATTATGGATTAGATACTGCGGGTATTGTTAGCACAACATCAGCAACAACAAGTGGATTGAATCTAATTTCCACTACTGCAACAACTTTCCAAAATCTTTATAGAAACGGTAGTATTGTGATAACCAATAGTGGAGCAGCAACAGGTTCTACAAATCAAGAATTATTAATCGGGGCATTAAACAATGCAGGAACAATTATTCAGTATTATGGAAATGAATATAGATTTGTTACTATTGGATATGGATTGAGTGAAGTACAACAATCAACTCTATCTTCAATAATAAACACATTCCAAACAACTCTTGGAAGAAATACATATTAGTTATGACTCAATTGATTGCAGTATTAACAGTTGAACAAAAGGATTCTCTAATTGGAAAATTGGTTTGTCCTGATGTTTATTTTAATCCAATACAGGATGTTAATCTCGATTGGTTTATTTCCGTTGAGGAAATTGATAACTCAATTTATCCTGAGAACGAATGGGTAAAATCTTTACCGTTATCAGAATATCCTGGTCCACTCGAAGATGAATAAAAAAAGATATATTTATGAATATGAACGAATCTGTAAATGAAAATAATATCCTAAAAGTTTTCGATTTTGCACCCGCACAGGTGCCTCTAATTGAGGAGAACTTAATCGTAAACACAAGAACGCCATGGGTGTACTACGGGGTTGCGAACCTTGCACCTCAGGAACTTATTCGTTTATACAATACTTCTCCAACGCATCGCGCATGTATTACTTCAAAGTGGTATGGAACGAGAGGAGAAGATATTAAATTAACATCGGGAGAAAATGATAGACTGGTAATGGTTAATTCTCTTGGAGACAAGATGTATGACCTATGGAATAAGACGATTCTCGACTTCCTGCTCTATGGCTCGTTCGCAATAAATTGTGTATGGCGTCGTGATAGGTCTATGGGATTCGAAATGTATTACATGGATATGTCTAAATTGAGAGCAGAAAAATCTGATTTTCACGACAGAATAAATAACTGGTACTATTGTGCGGATTGGGCATTCCCGAAGAAATTCGTTCCTCGTAAATTGCCAGCATTCAATCCAAATACAGAAGAACCAAGTCAGGTTTTTGTATATTCTACTCACTCCGCAGGAAATAACTATTATTCAACACCAACTTTTTGGGGTGCTGCCACCGCAATTTCTACTCAAATCGAAATATTCAACTGGCATTTCAACAACATTGTTAATGGATTATCTCCATCACTTTTTGTTGGTATCAATTCAGGCGTGCCAGACCCTGAACAGCGCGAACAAATCTATAATAACCTTCTCGCAAAATATGCGGGAAGTAACACATCGGGCAAATTATTTCTTACATTCAGCGACGGAAAGGACCAAGCGCCAACCATAGAACCCATACCACATAACGGTTCTGATTCAATGTGGACAGAACTTAATGATATGGTTCAACAAGCAATCTTAACTGCACATCAAATTTCATCACCTGAATTATTGGGAATTGTTACTCCTGGTCAGTTGGGCAATCCAGACCACCTTGAAGCTCAGGACCACTTTTTTAATTTAGTAATCAAACCTTTGCAGCGAGAAGTGAAAAGTGTATACGAAAGATTATTATTACTCCGTGATGGTAAACCTGCGGAGATTGAAGTAGACCAATTTGAGATGGTTACGATTGCAGACAAAGCACCAATTAAGGTCGAGGAAATCGATGAGAAGAAAGATGTCTCAGTTGATGAGAATAAAAATTTGAATGAAAATATAACAGAATGAGTCAAGCACTAATCCCACAGAACATACTCCTCGTGAGCGAAAACAAGCTGAAAAATTTTAGCGACATTGACCAAAATGTTACCAGTTCAGTTCTTTTGCCGTTTATTGGCGTTGTGCAACAGACGAAGTTAGAGTATATCATCGGTGCCCGCTATTATAGAACTCTTCTAACACAAGTATCAGGTTCAACACTCACAGATATCAACAATAACTTTCTTCAATATTTCGTTCAACCAATGCTCATCTGGGCCGCGTATGCCGAGGCGTTGCCATCGATTTTCATGCGTATAAAAAATAACGGCATAGTTACGGGTGCTGAGAATACTGTTACCATCAAAGAGATGGAGTATATGCAAACGAGAGCGGATGATAGGAGTCAATTCTTTGAACAACGAATGATACAAGAATTGATATTCAATTCAAACAATTATCCTGAGGTATATTCTTGGACAACTCGTGATGGTTTACAGCCGCACTTGGGCAAGAACTATTATAGTGGCATCCACTTAAATAATGGTCAATGGTATAACTCCATCGAGAATGTAAGATTCCCTGGTATGGTTTACTACGCTGACCCAACTTACTATTGTTGTGGATTATAAATAAAATAAAACGAGACAGATATGCCGATACCAAAACCGAAAGAAGGAGAATTAGAACAGGATTACATTTCAAGATGTGCGAGAGCAATCTCAGATGAATTTCCTGATAATGCACAGAGAGTTGCGGTATGTTATTCTAAATTAAGAGAGAAAATGTCCAAAGAAGATTTGTTTGTTCTACAACCAAAAAAGAACGAGAACAGGGGAAACTATTTATCTCGTTGTTCAAAGAACGGAAAGATGAGAAGTCAGTTCCCAAACATGAAAGAGAGGATGGGATACTGTTTGAATTCGTTCAACAGTTATTATAAATATTGGGCACGACTCGAAGAATTTGGAGACATTCCAAAGGACTCCGCACTCGGTATGTGTATCACTAAAAAGAAAGCACAAGGTATTGATTACAAACAAGCGTACAAAGAATGTGCGTCAAAGGTTATTGTTCCCTCAGGTCCAATAGTATTGGCAGAGGACCTCAACATATATGGTGTTAGACCTAAACACTTTGATATCTGCCCTGTTGCGGTCGAACTATTCAAACACTTCATCGATATGGGACTGGATGAAGAAACAATTGGTATGGTTCGTTCCGCAGCACTTGTTGCAGACAGAGTGTTTGAAATTGAAAAACAAGTTATCGAAAACGAATCGGTGAGTGAAGATGAAATGGTGGAAGCAATATCACTTGTGGAAGATTTCAAGGACATCATTCACGAAGTGGATGAGGAAACAGGAATGGTTCACGATGTATCATTTATGGATGGTCACATCGAAAAAATTAAATCATACATAGAAATGGAAGATGATTTAATTGTTGAACCTGTTGAATATTGAATAAATTAAATTAAATAAAAACATAAAAAAATATGGCGAATCTATTCACAATAAGTATGAAGAGCGGTGTTGATACAACAATAACAAGTATATCATCAGCACCAAACCAATCAACTACTTTTACAATAACGGGTGGAACATTTCCACTTGGTGCGGGAAGTCCCGATATTACAGGAACATATACAACAATAAATGATGGTACTGGTTCTCAAACAGGAACTGTATTTATGTTTCTTGTTCAAGGTTCTGCTCACATAGATTATTTTGTAGGTGGGTCAAAAGTGTTTGATGGTGATTTTGGTAGTGGATTTGCTGAAATCCCTGGACCAATAGCGACAAATCAAGATTTAGTTTTTAATATCTATAATATTGTTGAACCAACACCAACTCCGAGTGTAACACCTACCAATACAGGAACACCAACAAACACACCTACCAATACAGGAACACCAACAAACACACCTACCAATACAGGAACACCAACAAACACACCTACCCCATCAAGACCTTAATTTTCATAAAAATAATTGATTTACCAAGATACAATAATATATTTATAAGTGAGGTGAGTTTGCAGGTTTATCCCATTTAACATCTTTTTTTTTCTCACCTCACTTATTTATTTTTATCCATTATAACGGGACTTTCTTTTTAGGAAGTCCCTTTTTTTTTGTATCTTTACTTGATACTATACTCTACTTCACCTATCTTTGTAGTATAAAAAAAACACATTATGGGACAAACAAAAAAACTATTGGACACTATCTTCGAATTGGACTTCGATGATACATCTTATCCTGATGACTTGGATATGGATTATGAGATTTGGTTAGAAGAAAAAAAAGAAGCTGAAAGAGCAGCATACGAACAACATTTATGTGACCTTTATAAAAACTATTAAAATGAGTAACACACAAATCCTGAGGGACTATTCTTCAATAGTCATAGCGAGACAAGCAGCACTAAAAGCAACACAATCCCTTATTGAATCACATCAGTTAAAGATTTCTATGAAACAGTATGTAAGAATCTTCGATAGGTTCTATTCTTTCATAGAGACAGGAGATAGAACTTGGATTGATAAGATGGATGAATACTTCAAGTTAGCGGATGATGAAAACTTTAATAAAATTTTTCCAAACGAATAAATAATTTACTATGAAATTTGAAATTGTAAAAGAACACGAATATCAGAAGACCGAGAGAGTAGGTCAGATTATCAAGTATTTTGATTTACAGGGTGATAAAATCGTTGAGAGTTTTATCGGTGATATTGACTTAGATTTCGATTGGAATGTAGGTCTCATTGTCGGTGACTCAGGAACAGGAAAAACAACAATCGCAAAACAATTATTCGGTGATGATATTGTTTCTGATTTGTCTTTTTCTGAGAACTCTGTTATTGATGATTTCCCAAAGAATAAAACTATTGATGAGATAATTCAAACTCTCATATCAGTTGGTTTTTCTTCACCACCAAGTTGGTTGAAACCATATTCAGTTTTATCTATGGGTGAGAAAATGAGAGTAGATTTATGTTATTCTTTATTGATGGATAAAGACCTTATTGTTTATGATGAATTTACTTCTGTTGTTGACCGTGTTACCGCAAAGTATGGTTCTGAATTATTCTCCAATAAGGTTAGAAAACTCGGAAAGAAATTTGTTGGTATATCTTGCCATCAGGATATAGTAGAATCTATGAATCCCGATTGGATATTCGATACAAATAAAATGGAATTTGTTATCCCTCAAAAAAAAAAGTCCAACACAGAATTGAAATCTATAAGTCAACTTATAAAGGACTCTGGAATATTTTTGGAAAGTATCACTATCTAAGTCATAGGATTAATAACTCATCTGAAAAATTCGTTATGTTCATTGACGGTCATCTTTGTGGTTTCAATGCGTGTTTGAACTTCCCACATCCTACCGTTAAGAATATGAGAAAGGAACATAGATTGGTTATTCTTCCACAATTTCAAGGACTTGGTCTTGGTTCAATTCTATCTGAGTTCTGTGGTAAATATTATACCAATAAGGGATTAAGATTCAGAGGTACAACAACTCATCCATCTCTTATTTATAGAAGGTCTAAAAATCCTAATTGGACCTTTATATCCAAGAAAGAGAATAAGGATTCTTATGAAAAAGATTTGATTAAAACAAGATGGTTTGCAGGTTATAGAACAACTTATACCTTCGAATACATTCCAAAAAAAGAAGAAAATGGACAGGAAATATGAAATAGTAATAACCTTTATTTTACCTAATCAACAAGAGATTTATGTTATTTGGGATATAGAGTTATTTTTCAATCTTGTGAATAAAGATACATTCCGAGAATTTTTATTGGATGGTGAGAAGACAGGTATCGGAGTCAATCCAATATCTGTTTCTTGTGACCTGTATATCAATCCAAAGATTCAAACATTGGATACACCAATGGGTCAAGAAATGATTCTGATTGGAAAAAAAATATTTCATGTTGTTTCACTATAATTTATTATCTTTGTAAAAACAAACAAATGGCAAACTACAACGACCAAAACACACTCGAAAATCTACAATCCCATGATGTCCTAAAAACAGCATTCATATCAATTCCTGTCTATTATTCTTTGGACGAATATGGACAAATCCACCTATGGAGTGATGTGATTGAAGAAGAGTTCCAACGAACTGTATACGGAATCGAGACCCTCGTAGATGAGTACAATGAAAACCTGAAATAATTCAGGTTTTTTTTTTGTGGGTATGAGAAATAGTTGTATCTTCGTTTCTCTAAAACATCAAGAACTATGACCAATTTACAATTATTAGATTTCGTATCAAGAATATCTGTTTGGATTAACGATGAAGTTGATTCCGTATCAAACACAACGGTTTCATGGATTAACAACAAGGGGGAATTTTATTTGGACTTGGAAACCAACCATTTTCAATTTGTTGACTCTAAGTTGGACTCTAAGACCTACTTCGCGATTCTCGCCCTGTGTGCGTCTGTTGATGTAACCACAGGAGATTATTTCAACGAAAAGAAAAAATAATTTTGGTAGTATCAATCAATTCCTTAACTTTGTAAAAAACAACACTATGACTGGTTCAAAACTTCAAGTACCTCTTACACAAAGAGAAATCGAAATTATCCAAGAATGGATTACATATCTTCGTGATGTCGACCTCAAAAGAGGTTGGTCAGAAGAAGAAAATGACCTCGCAGACAGATTCAATGAGTCACACAGATTTATCGTAGAACTTAATTCCTAATCATCAAAATCAATAAACAATGAAAACATTAAATGAACTTTGGTCAGAAGTAGTTAATCATCCTGATTTCGTGGATGGTAGAATATGGGGTGTAAATGATGTTGTAACCCACATAGAATCAGATGTAGAGGATTATTTGTCTGAATATGATATGGAATACACTGAGGAATCTCTAACAGAACTTTCAAACAGAATCATAAGATTATGTAAACACGACTTTGCGAAAATCATCGAGCGTTGGGAAAGTTCTTGTTATGAGTATGAAGTTTGGTCAGGACAAGAAATTTTGGAAAACTATTTCTCCAAAGAAATGAATTTATCTGAAACTATTTCCTAACTTCGTGTAAAATCAATCACAATGGAGACATCAAGAGGAATAGTAAAAAATTTAGACAATTTTAAGGGTATTGAACCACTTATCGGTTGGAATACTTGTTTGTATCGTGCTCAGTTTATGGAGAAGGCGTATAACTTCACAGCGGAATGTGGAACAGTTCTCTATTGGTCAAATTCTGCTAAATCGTGGAATTGGGGTTACGATTTCCATTACTGGTTAATCGATGAAAATGGTGACCTATATGACTCTCACTATGCTTTAACTAATGTAAGTGAAATGTCTCCACATAGTTGGAAGTTCAGAGCCCCCAAGACATTCAAATATCTCCTGATAAATTGTAATGATTTTAATGTGGGTGGTGATTACGACAAACTTAAAATCAAGGATATTGAGAAATGGGCAACCAAATACATTTCAAAATCAAAGTATGATATGATTTATGTGTATGGTGTGGGACAATTGAATGGACAGGTTGCCAGAGAAGAAGAACTTTATGACCATTTGTATAATAACTTTAACGACATAAGGTCTACCACAATGTTGGACACAGTTCAAAGACAAATAAAATTAATTTTGGAAGAATCGAACTAATCCCCTAACTTCGTGTAAAATCATCAATTATGAAACTATCATCAGACACAAGAATCAACGCTGTTATGTTATGTGAAATCGGTAAAAACGAAGTTCTTTATTCGAGAGACCTCAACATAACCCTCACGGAATTTTTACAACAATCAATCCCACACTATTTGGGTAATCCTACGGATGTTCCAAATCCATCCAAATTGTTGGATATGGATTTTATACAAGGAAGTGTTTGTACTAATTCATATGGTCATAAATTCACAATTTTAACCTTCAAGAATAAAAATATTTCTTGTGTTATTAATAAATTAGATTTGGTTGGTAAAGTAGAATTCCCTAACTTCGTGTAAAATTAAGAAACAATGGAAAACAAATTAGATGTATGGATGATTTCAAGAATCTCCGCTTTCACAGGATTCAGTGTTGGTTCAACACAAGGTAATTTGGTTGTATGGTATTTGAATGATGGTAAACATCATTATGAAATCCGTCTTGATTTCGATACTAAGGAGTTAGGTTTTGTGGATTGGGTTGGGGATGATAAGACCTATTACTCATTGGTTGGGGTTGCGATGATGGCAGAATTTACAACAGAAGATTATTTCACAGATAAAAACTAATAAGAATGAAAACACTACTCGTTAGTTCAGAAGACACCTGCGTTTGGACATTAGCACAAATCCTCAATGAAGAACAGATTTCTGGTTTGTTATGGTCTCTTATGGCTCAGGGAAAATTAAAAAAAGAATACCAAGAATTTTTTGCCGAATCAGAATAATTTCCTAACTTCGTATAAAATCAAGAAACAATGAAAAAATTCCTATTGGTCGCAATCACCTCAATTGCACTTATGTCTTGTGAGAAAACAGACATCCTTCCAGTATCTAACCAAACCACTACAACTCAACCTTGTAATGGTAAGAGAACTGTATCTGTTCAATGTGTCGGGACAACTCAGTCAGGTTCTCGTTGTAAGAATTTAACCCTATCTTGTAACTCAAAATGCCATCTCCACGGTGGTAATTAAAATTAATCGTTATGTTATTCAAATCTATTGTTAGAGGTTTCGGTCATACTGTTGGTTCAAGAGGAGCAAACAGAGTTATGAGGTCATCAGGTATTGATGGAATATTCAATGTGGTTTGGGGTTTTGTGAAGTGGTGTATCATCATTACCTTTATCATCGGAATGTTACAAGGTCTATTTTCTTAATCATTAAAAACTATAACTATGACTGAATTTATCACTCGCTTCTCTGAAGCAGACAAATGGTTCATCGATGGTATGACGAATCAATTCTTAGGACTTATATCTGACGATGATAAGGATGCTGAATGGAGTGATGTATCCACAACTTCCTTATTTCATATGATATCCCTATACATGGAACTTCGTTCTCAACTCAGAATTAAATCTTGGATTCTCCAAAGATGGGAACAAGACCCAAGAGGTGATGGAATTTTCCAAGATATCTATGATGAAATTTTCGAAGATTACAACGATTTTTTTGTTGAGTTAGCAAAATATAATTAACTTTGTCTTTTAATCATCAATCAACATCGGGGACAGGACACAATCTGAACAACTATAACTATGATTGGAGCAATCGCCAACCCGACCAAGAAGGTCACTATTGATTTCCCTATGTCTCAGGTAAAGGACTGTGTTCTTACCATTCCAAAGGTTTTTACCAAATATCGTATTCAATCACAGAACCCAATGTTCAATCAGTATACATTCGAAGCGTCAGAGTTCCTGTCTCTTGGTGTATTCATCGACATCAACCTCACAGAGGTTGGTCCTAACAAGACCGAGATTTCCATTGAGGTCCGTAGAAAGTTGGGAGCGTTCGACAATTGGGTTGAGGTTCAGAATGCGAACGAACATATTCAAAATATTATTACCGCCATCTCAAAGGTTTTGACTAATCCTAATGGACAGGTTCAAGAGGTTAAACAAAAATCTTTGTTACCTGAAATCATTGGATTCGTTATCGGTATCATCATCTTATTATCCTTGTTGTAGTTTCTTGTTTTTTGATGATAAAACCCCTGTCGTAATGATGGGGGTTTTTTATTTACAGTCCTCCCAAGTGAAGTGTTTTACATTTTTCGCAGGACGGTCTTTTAAGGTCAAATTAGGGTGTTTTTTTACAAATTGATAGTGAATATCATCTGACGGATTATAACCGATTTTAGATAGGATTCTGTAAGTGTGGCACCATTCTGACTTCCTGATACCTTTCATGTCTATGTGACTTGAATCAACATTTCTGTTTTCATCATTTTTTGCTCTATAACCTTGACGATACAATTTACCATACTCACTCTCACACACTCTACATTGCCCATTGAGTCCATCGTAGTTGAGTTTTCTTTTACCGAATTCTTCAAGTGGTTTTTCTATTCCACATTTCTTACATTTTTTCATATTAATAAATATAAACTTGATTCTTTTGTTTGTAAACGATATACTTATAGATACTAAACTTACTGAACTAAAAAAAAGATAAATGAAAAATGTAATAATCTACGACAGTCACTTTGAACTGATGAAAAATCTGACTGATGAACAAGCAGGAATCCTAATCAAATCGGTTGGGTTATTCAAGAACGGACAAGAACCCACAATAACCGACCCGCTTATCTTGGGTATTTTTATGGTAATCCGCCGTGACTTTGAAATTCAATCACAGAATTATTCAAAGAAAGTTGAAACAAACAAGAGAAATGGAGTATTAGGTGGTAGACCTAAAACCCAAAATAACCCAATGGGTTTTTCTGAAACCCAACCTAACCCACAAAACCTTAAAGATAAAGATAAAGATAAAGATAAAGAGAAAGATAAAGAGAAAGAGCAATTGCAACTGGTATTAAAGAAATTCAATTTATAATAAAGTATTTATAGTATACCATATGGAAGAATTTAATAATTTTTTGAACAAGTACTTGAACACAGATGTGAGAGAATATTTTCAACTTGGAGAAGAAGATAAAGAACACATATCTGATGTTATTACAAATCACTACAAACGAGCATTACAAATAGAACCAAAACTTATCTGGATGTATATTGATAAGATTAAAGGAACAATACTTAAATCAGAAGAACAGGAAAACTATGAGATAGCAGATATCTTCAAGAGAACATTGGATAAGTTAAATAAAGATTGTTCTGAATATAAATATTTTCCAAAAGAAGATTGATACTTCACCCAACTATACCTATACTTAAAAGAAAAAATATATGAAATTAAATCCAAGAGAGCAAGCCGTACTTGATATCATCATTAAAGATATTGAGAATTCAGACAAACCTTATTCAACTTTATCTAACATTGATTTGGGAATGAAACTACATATTTCTCCAAACATAACAAGAGATAAGGTAAGAAATTTAGTTCTTAAAGGTGCACTCCAAAGAGTAGAAGATTTTTGGACACCCGAAGGGAAATATTACAATAGGGTTTTGTATAAAGGAAAGTAAACCAAATTATCTTGAATAAGTGGATAGAACAAAACCTAAAAGAATTAAAACTAATCTGTAATAAGATTACAAGGTCTGATGATATCGATGACCTACTTCAACTATGTATAGAACAACTTCTCAAAAATCAGAAAGTATATTCCTTACCTGACCAAGAGAAGTTGTATTTTTTTGCTCGTATAGTTCGAAATAACTATTCATCAAGGAGTTCTCCTTACTATCACCAATACAAGAAACATCAGTACATAGAATTCAAGGATATTGAAATACCTGATGTTGAATACAAGGAATCACCCATAACGATTGAATGGGTCAATAACAAAATCAATCAGGATAAGAGAACGGATAAGTGGTATTTTGCTCGTCTATTTCAAATCTACCTTGAAGAAGATTGTTCAATCAAGAACACAGCAAAACGAACCACAATCCCACCCAACACAGTATCCAAAGACATAAACACATATCGTAGAGACCTGAGGTTATCACGACAAAAATTTTTAGATTATGGGATGTAATTGTAAATCAAAACAAGTACAATCAAGACCACAGATAATTAGAGAAGGTACGGTCAATATCGTATCACAACCATCCAAACCGAACTACACGAGAGAACAAATTGACCGTGCATTAAACTATGTTCGAGAAATAACAAACTCTCCAATGGAAAGAAAATGGACAATGGACTTCCATAACTCACAGTTTTCAGACCACCAAGTTCCAAACTGTGTAAACTGTTGGGAAAGAGTTAAAACAAGGATGGAACACCTAAACGAAAAACTAACAGAATATGAACAATACGAATCCAGTAGGACGACCTAAGATAACCCTAAATGATTTACCAACGAATTGGAAACTCATTTGTAAAGAGATGGGTCAAGAAGGACATTTTGATGTGGACCTCAGAGTTAAACTCGGAATCAATAAACAAACATTTTGGAGATTGATAGAAGAAGAACCAGATTTTTCGGAATCCGTTCAAGAGTTCAGAGAATTATCACACACATGGTGGTCCTCAATACCAAGAAAAGGATTTAAGAACGGTGAGTCAAAGAATCTGAATTCTAATCTTTATTCTCTGATAATGAGGAATAGATTTAAGGATGAGTGGAATGTGGAGAAGAAAGTTGATATCACAACTGGTGGAGATAAGATTGATTCCAATAACAAAGTTCAAATAGAAATCATTAGAACAAAAATTGAAGATGAAGAATCCAAGTCAAACCAATAGAAAGTTAATGACCTTTCCAATTAAGGATTATCCGAACATTCAGGTTAACTCAGGTACAATGGATAGAGACACGATGAAAGCGTGTTACCTTGAATTCAAAGGAACAATTCAGACTGATGGTGAGGATAAGATAAAAGACATTAACAGGGTCTGTAAAAACATTTCAAGGTCAATATCAAACTCAATCAATACAGATTTGTTTTATGATAAGTTTCTTTGTTCCAAAGATATTTCAGAATCATTTGTCTATACAGGTAAATCATATACAAAGATTGAATACACATTATTCTTGAAACAACCTCTACTCAAAGAACAATTGACCAGTGAACTAAACAAACTAACAGACAAGGTTTGGACCGAATCAATTCAAGACACATCATCAGTTAAGTTTTATAAAAACATCATATCAAAGAGAAAGTATAAGTGAAGATACAGACCACAAGAGTGTTTGAAGACCTATTAAATTCAGACAAGAGGATTAATGTATTTCAGGGTTCTTCTCGTGCATCCAAGACCTATAACATTCTTATATTTCTAATCTACAAACTTCTACAAGAGGAGAACAAAACATTATCCATTGTAAGAAAAACATTACCCGCATTGAAGGGGAGCGTGCTTCGAGACCTCAAAGAAATTTTATTGAAGTTCGAGTTATTTGATTCTGAGAAGTGGCATTCCGTTGATGGTTATTTTGAATTGGGGTCAAATATCATTGAATGGTTTTCAGTTGATGATGAGACAAAAATCAGAGGTAGAAAAAGAGATTACCTATTCATCAATGAAGCGACAGAACTATCCTATGACGAATACATCCAACTCGTACTGAGAACATCAGACACAATTGTGTTGGACCTTAACCCATCATTATGGAAATCATGGATATATGATTTGGAAGGACAACCTGATGTGAAGTATAACATTGTTACATTCAAGGACAATCCATTCTTACCACAGGTCCAAGTTGATGAGATATTGAAACTCAGAGACAAGGACGCCAACCTGTGGCGCATCTTTGGTATGGGTATGAAAGGTGTTCCCACCAAGATGGTATTCAATCACCATCAACTATATGTTGATTTACCAATAGGGTGTTCTTTCTTAGGTTATGGAATTGACTGGGGATACTCAGACCCATCAACACTCGTTGGTGTTTGGAAACTCGGTGATTCAATTTATTGTGAGGAGTTCTTGTATCTAAAAAATGTGACCATACCTGATTTCATTTATAGGATAAAAGATTTGGGGATTAACTTGAAAGATGATTTTATTGCAGATAGTGCTAACCCTCAGGCGATAGAAGAACTTAGAAGACAAGGAATAAATTGCAAACCTGTTAAGAAAAATTCGATACTTCATGGAATTGATTTAATTAAGAGGTCAAACTTTTATGTGAAGTTTGATTCATTTAACCTACAAAATGAATTACAATCCTACATATGGAAGACAGATAAAAACGGTAATAACCTTGATGAACCGCAACCAGGGTCCGACCACTTAATAGACGGCATTCGTTATGTGATGGAGATGAAGGTTGGAAGAAATCAATGGATTGGTATAATGTAAAAAAGATATTTATGTATATGAGTGGACTCGTTCTAAAATACGATGGAAGAAAAATAAACATCCAAGAACCAACAATTCAAATGTGGACGGATGTAATGAAGTTTAGGGAACTACTTGATGAAGAAGAACTCAACATCAGAATGTTGTCTTTAACAACAGGACTATCAGTTCAAGAGATTAAAGAATCAGATGCTCACTCGATGAGAATCGCAGCCGATACAGTTTATAAATTCTTAAATCAGGAATCTAAAAAACTATTTAAGGATATAGAACACAACGGAAAGAAGTATGTTCTTGTAGATGTACATAAGATGTCGTTTGGTCAATTCGTAGATATAGATACATTCTTACAGAAAGATGAGAATTATAGAGTATCAAACTTGAATGAGTTAGCGGCATACCTGTATACAGAAGAAGGTAAGAAATATGGTGAGACAGATTTTAGAAAACAGATTGAAGATTTCAAAACTCTACCAGTGAAATATGTAGAAGGAGCAATTTTTTTTTTGTTGAGTATAGGCGTGGTCTCTCAACAACTTTCAGTTCTTTATTCCAAGAACAAACCGTTGTGGATGTGGATGATGATACGAGTTCGTTTGCAAAACATTGGGGATGGTATTCAGCAATTTCTACACTTGCCGACAACAAAGTATGGGTGGTTGACGATGTTACTAATCTTCCCCTTATATCTTGTCTCAATCACCTCTCATATCTTATGGACCTCAATCAACAGGCTGAAAAGCAAATTAAAGAAATGAACAAGTAATGACTCCAATCAATATATCAGGTTTAACTTGGTGGAATCAATATAGTAATCCATCATTTCTAAATTTATCAGGTAATGAAATATTAAGTGTAATTGATGGATTAAATTCAACAACCTACTTTCAAACAGAAATTGGTAACAGAGTAAAATTCCAAAATGATATTTATTCTGCAACCACCTCAGGTTTCAGTGGTGGAACACTTAATGTAGGAACAAATAGGATGTCCTCACTGAATGGACAATACTCAGGCACATCCGATTTTACAATTTTTACAAGATATATTTTTACAGGAACTGCAAGTGATGATGTTATTTGTTCTTCTGATGCTGGTGGTGGAATAAATGGTCAATTATATGATGGAACAACAGTCCCTTACAGATGGTTTCAAAATAAGATTACAGGTTCAAATATAGAATATAATATTTGGGCAGACCCAAATACTGCTGACGGGTTTGTAAATTTTAATCAAACTTTAACAGCAAATACTTGGATTGACCAAGCATTGAGATGTTATCAAGATGGTTCACTTTATAGAATTGAGTTATGGATTGATAATGTATTAGTTAATTCAAACTCCACGACATTTACTTCTGTACCACCAGTATTAAATCCTGGTATTGTTGTTGCAACTTCATTCAACGGTAGTATAGCGGAACAGTTTTGGTTTAATAAAAAATTGGATTCATCTGAACTAACACAGATGTTTGATTATCTTGTTCAAAGATATGACGCACCGATTATCACACCAACACCTACACCAACGATAACTCAAACATCAACTCCTACTCCTACATCACAAACCCCAACTCCAACTCCTACACAAACAGGAACACCTAACATAACACCAACCCCATCATCAACAGGGATTCCACAACTTGGAATTAACTTCAAGACCATCGCTGATGATTTCAAATACTTAGCCAACAAACACAAACAAATCAATTCGTTTGGTATTGGTGATACAGACCAATTGGGTTATCTAATTCAGTCAAGAGACAAACAAGAGAACCCATCAGATAACTCACCATACTTCCCACTACTTTATGTTGTTCCATCTAATATTAAGAATGACCTTAGATTCAAAACTTGGACATTCAATGTCGTAACACTCGATATAGTTGAAAGGGATTTAGCGAACTCACTTGATACATTATCTGATACCTTACAAATCTTGAATGATGTTATAAGTCAATTCAGATTATCTGTAACAAACAATCAGGGTAATTTTAACACACTCTATTATCTTGATGATACGGTTCAATGTAACCCCTTCCAAGAGAAGTATCAGGACTTATGTAATGGATGGAATGGATTATTACAAATCAAAACTAAGACCCCATTAGACAGATGTGCTGCTGCGTTTAATACATTTACAGGGACACCAATCTATCACGAAGGAATCAACCTAAGAACCTTCATATATGATTTCCAATTGTTAGCAGACCATCACAAACAAATCAATTCATTTGGTTGGGGTGACTTCGATGATTTCTCTTACAATGTAGATTCAAGAGACAAACAAGATAACCCAACATATAATCCACCATATTATCCTTATATGTATGTGATTCCAAACAACGCAACACAAGAGTTTGGATTTATGACTTATGAGTTTAATATCATCATTGGAGATATTGTGGATAGAGATTTGAACAATATGATTGATGGATGGTCAGATACAAACCAAATCCTTGATGATATCATTTCTCAATTTAGATTGTCTGTAACAGATTCACTTGGAAACTTTAATCAGGATTATTATCTCGATGATATGGTTGACTGTTCACCATTCATTGAGAAGTATGATGATATGTTAATTGGTTGGACTGCAACTCTTAGAATACAAGTTAAGACACCTCTTGATAGATGTGATGCAGCGTTTGATACAATGACTGGTCCTGAACCAACACCAAATCCAACATTGACTCCAACACCAACAGGAACATTAATACCATCACCTACCCCAACTAATACTGAGACACCAACTCCTACTCCTACAATCACAGATACTCCTACACCGACTCCTACAATTACGGACACTCCAACATCAACTCCAACACCAACAATAACAGACACTCCAACATCAACTCCAACCCCTACAATTACTGCGTCACAGACACCTACAATAACCGCATCTCCAACAGAGACATCAACACCAACGCCTACATTAACTGCATCCCCAACTCCAACAATTACTGCGAGTCCAACACCAACAATCAACCCAACACCAACTCCTACACCAACTCCACCATCAGGAGCACAACTATGGAACACAAACCCAGATACTTGGGATAATGAAAATCAACAATGGAATTTAATCTAAAAAAATATGGCTAACTTATCAGGTCAAACAATACAATCAACATATCCAGGTTTATTAAACTTAAACACTGCGACAACAGGTATCACATCAATACCACAAGCAATCACAGATGGTCTTGGTAATGATACAGGACTAAACATTGCAACTAATTATCTTGCAGCACCTAATCTACTCAACTATTATAGTGAGTTTGTTCCTGATTATGGGGGTGTAGGATTCGGTGCTGGTTCAGCTGCAAACCCAGCAAACAGTAACAACAGGCTAATTTATAGTGCATTTTGGGATTCAGGTGTAAATGCATATTCAGCATTAACTTATAACCTACAAACATTAACAACAACAAATGATACTGTAACATTTTCACTCTATACTGCACAGATGGTAGATGGTATTGGAATTGCACCAAAAGATTTAATTTTGAGTGGTGTTTCAATGACTACAACAGGAACAACAGGTGTTAAAAAAACAAATTTGGTAAGTAATGTAAGTTTCTCAGGTTATAGTGGGGGTGGATATTACATCTACGGATATGTAATAACATCAACAGCTGCAACTCCAACCATAAGATTTACAACAAGAAATACAACAGTTGGGTCATATTCAAACTTTGATTCAATGGGTTTTTTCTTAACATCTGCTGGAACCTCATTAGTACCAGCCTCAAAGTCACTACTACAAGTTAACATGGCCGTTTTGAATACTGTTCAAGAAAGTTATTCCAAATCAGATATACAAAACCAATGGACTGCTACTAACCCTACAAACTGGGGATTTGGATTAAACACAGTTAAATAATGTTTGAACTATCCGAAATAGAATTACAGAGATTAGGGACTCTATTCGTTAACTTCTTCAAACAGAAGTTACAGGAGAAGATATATCCCTATGGTAATCCTCAAAGAGGTGTTGGAGATAAAGTTGCGTCAGGTCAATTATTGAACTCACTCACAGCAACCGTGATGCCGAGACAGAACGGTGGATTCGAACTTGTAATTACCTATATGGATTACTTCCAAAATGTGAATTTAGGAAGAAGACCAGGAAAGGGGATGGTGCCCATACCAGCACTTCTTGATTGGATAAAGCTTAGAAGAATTAAAGGGAGAAATGCAAAAGGAAAATTCATATCCAATCTATCATTAGCGTTCGCTATTAGACAGAACATTTTTAAGTTTGGTATCCGTCCAACCAATATTTATGATAAAGCGTATGACTCATTTGAAGCACTTTTGGAAAACCCACCACAAGAATTTCAAGATGAATACAACGCACTCTATGAAGCAATCGGAAATGATGTAGAGAACTTCATAGCACAAACAGTAAACAAAGAGTTCCCATCAATAATTGACGAATGAGTTTAGATTTAACCATATTACAAAAACCATTAGATGTTACTGAATCACATTCAGACCATACTTGGAATGTTTCCCTCAATGACTATTCAGCATATACAGACATTAGATTGGTTGTTGATGTATACAAGAATCCGTATCAAAATGATATTGGTCCAAATAATCAACAAGGAACAAACCAACAATACGGAAAGTTTGGAAGATTATTAGTTCCATCAAATGAGTTCGGTAACTGTATCTTCAATGTGGAAACAGTTATTAGAAACTTCGTTCAAGCGAATCCAAGAAATATGGATATGGTTATGACTATGACCGCAGGAACAGCACAGAACGACCCCTATCTTGTTGAATACTATAACCAAGCAGGTCTAAACTTTACAGCGAACACATCACAAGCCACAATCGTTAATGAGAGACCCTCCACAGTATCTTTTTCTAACGGTTTTAACGGGGGTTTTCCTGGTTTTGATAACATATATCACATCAACGAATATCGTTTAATTTTCGGGGTGCAATACACTTCTGGTGGGACTTCACAAATCATCATCGATACTACAAATTATAATGTCTATTCAGGTTGGACAGGTCAGAGCATTTCGGTATATTCTGCATCCACCCAACCTTATGGAGTTACAATTTATCCTGGCGTTCAGGACAACAAAAGATTTGCTGTCTCATCGAATCCAAATTTTTCGTATTACTACTCTGGCACAAACTTATCTGGGCAATACAACTACTGGAATACAAAAGTGTTCGACTTCGCAATGAACACAGGGGTCTCCCCACTCAATCAGCCTGGTAGGTTTATGGGAACATTCGGTAATGAAACAATCCCAATGACTTTATTCGGTGGACCAGTTATCCAAACAAGATATAGAACACACTACTACAAGT